TCGTCGCGCTCGTAGGGAAACACGCCGAAATCTTCCATAATGTCCTGCGGTTCCCACTGCCCGAACACATGCAATTGCATCTGCTCGAGGTTGCGCGCGTCGGGAATAAACGACCGCACACAGGTTGCCTGATCGCCCTCGCCGATCTGCATGTCGCCGGTCTCGGCGAACACCGTGGCGCCGCGCATCGTGCCGTCGGCGGTCCAGCCGTCTTCGTGCGCATAGACAAAGCCATTAACGTCGCCCATCAGCGGCACGCCATAGGCACCGGGCTCGGTCACGCCGGTGCGCGGCAGCAGCCCGCCGATCCAGATATTCGCCTGGTAATTCCACGCGGCGTAGCGGTTCGGCTCGAGGCTGGTGTTGTCGGGATAGAAAAACCAGACTTCGGGAAAGAGGCCGTTCTGCGCGGCGACCGTGCGGCCCTGCGTGTTGCGGTTGAGATTGGAAAAAACCAGATCCTGAATGTCGCACGCGAGCACGCGCGGCACGCCTTCGTGAATCCAAAAGGTTTCCTGGCCCATCCACACGGTGCGTTGGCTGGTGGCGACGATGGCGTTCGGCGAGACGCTGCTGCAGCCGGTGCCAATGCGCACAATGCCATACGCGTAAGGCGGCCCGACCCATTGCATCGCATGCACGTCGTCGTCGCAGAAAATCAGATAGCCGGTCGGCACACGGCGCGCGGCCCAGGCGGCGCCCGTGCTGTTGAGCTGCAGGCTGCCGGCCAGGTTGACCACATCGGGCGTCCAGGCGCCGGGCCGTTCCTGATCGCTCCAGCTGACCCGCCGCGGATCGCCGTCGGCGCCGAGCGCGACAACGAACCGCTCATCGGTGACGAAGGCGTAGCGCGCCCGCGGCACGACATGCACGATGCCCGCGGTTTCTGTCGGCAGCGGCACAGCCGGCGGGATCGGCACCAGGCCGGTGCTGACGCCGGCATCCGGCACCCACCACAGGATGCGGTTGTCGGCGCTGCCGCACACCACAAGATTCTCGCCCCAGTTCGACAGGCTGGTCGCATCGCCTGGTGCGCCACGCGGATTGAAGGACGGATCGGGAATGCGCGGCGTGCCGTAGGCCCCGACGCCGAACGCACCGATGCCGTAGCCGTCGACCAGATCGCCGGGCGCGCCAGCCTGGAAATCCGACGGCGTGATGTCGTGGCCGGTCGTGTCGTAGACCATCACCTGGCCGAGCGACGCGGCAGCGATCCATCGCTCGGCCCTGTTGTCGCGCCAGCTGAGCAGGCCACGCACCGCGTCGTTGAGCTGCATGTTGGGCAGCGACATCCAGCCGCCGACCGGCATCAGCTCGGCGCCGTTCCACCTGACCAGGCTCATGTTCCACCAGGCCTTGCCGGTGGCCTGCGTGGTGGCACGCGGCTTGAGCCCGGCCGGGATGGCGAGTGGGGTGCGCGCCATCAGGTGCCCGGCATGCGCAGCGTCGCCGGCGCGTCTGCTTGTGTCTCCGGTGGCTCCGGCGGCGGCGGCCCGGTGATGGTGACGCTGTTGGACGGCACGGCCCTGGTCGCGCCCAAAGCATTGCTCGCCGTCACTGTACACGCGGCGTCGCGACCGATGTCGACAGGCCGGATGGTGTAGATGGGATTGCTGCCGATATCCGTCATGCCGTCCAACACCCAGCGATAGGCATAGGCGCTCGGCTCGCCCTCCCACTCGCCCATCGTGCAATTCAGCGTGTCGCCATCCTGCGAGGCATAAGGCACTTGGACGTTCACCGGCGGCGCCAGCGAGCCGGGCGGATCCGGCGCGTCGGGATCGTCGCGCACACAAACCTGCCAGCCTTCCATCAGCGGCAGTCGCTCGAACGACATGCCGTGGCGTCCCCAGTAAGCCCCGACACGGCGATGGTAGTCGGGGTAGGTCGCGCGATGGGCGTAGGTGCCGTCGGCCGCGAGCCAATCGTCGCCGTTGCCGACGCCTTCCTGCATCTGTCCTGCGAATTGCGCCATCGTTTCCCCCTATTGGAACCCGTAGCCGCTGAACGCGTGCGGTCCGTCCGACGACACCACCGACACCGCGCCGGAATTCGCGGCGAGCAGATAGGTTTGACCTGGCGCGATGCAGCTGACATCGCCGCCCGCCGTCGTCGTCGCGGTGCCGCGTTCATTGATGCAGAGGCTCGCTGTCGCGGTGGACGGGTTCATGATCCAGCCGCCGCTGGAGCGGTGCCCAGCGGTCAATGCGGTCACCGCCGTGCCGCCGGTCGTCACCGTGGCAATGTCCAGCGTGGTCAGCACGAGCGCGCGCGCGCTGCCGATCACAGCGAGGCTCAGCAACGCAACCGCCAGCAGTTTGTTCATCGTTGCAATCCTCATGTCGTGACCTGCTGCAGCTCGGTGTTGGACAGTACACGCGGCCAATAGCGCAGCCGGCGCAGGCAGCCGGACATGCCATCGCCTGGTGTCTCATCCGCCATCAACCGGGTGCCCCCCGTCGCCAGCGCGGCGTAGCCAGCCGTCAGCGCTGCTGATGACGCAACCGCTCCGGCATTCAGGCAACTACGCGCCGCACCGACAGCCCATGTCGTCGCGCCTTTGGTAACCGCGCCGGGACTGAACGTATTCACTGTGTTCATGCCGTTTGCGCCGTCATATTGAAGGCACTGAAGCGTCAGACTGGCACATAGCGGCGTGATATTCCCCGCAAGCGGGTAGGCTATGACGCGCGCAGAAGTTGATGATGGTGGATTAAAATCGATAAACTCCGCCATCCATGAGCCGCCCGGCGGGGTGAACCACCCCATGTTGGCGGGTGTGATGGTGCAACTGTCCTGCGCCCGCGTGACCGCTGCGGCTGTCGTCGGGATGTAGCTGGTGGCGAACGCGCCTTGCTCAAACTGCGCGCCCCAAACCAGCAATCCATTTGCCGTCGTGCCGGCAAACACCGGAGCAAACGCCGGATTGGCAGTCGTGGACAGAATAAAGCCGCAGCGTCCGGTTGTTCCCGTGCCAGCGGCGGTAATGCTGCACCGGTAGACGCCGTTGCCCGCAGGGGTCATCGACGCGGCGCCAAGAACGCCCGCGCCGCGCGCAGCAAGCGGCCCCGAAATCACACCGGCTTGCAGATCAAACGTGGCGAAACCGCCATTGGTCCCGTCGTCCATGAACAGCTGCAGATACCGATATTGCTGCGCCGCGGCGAACACGGAGACGGTGTAAGAGGCCGACGCGACAAGCGTGAATGTGTTGATCAGTATGTAATGCGCTGCGCTGGCCGAGGTCGGCGTCACGCGACACATTGTATTGGTGCCGTCTGGTGCTGTGCCGGAGTTGGGAGTGATGAGGCTGCTCGATATTGTGTAAGAACCGACCGTAGGAGACAGGTTCGTCCGCGCCTCCTCGATCAGCAGCCCCTTCAACAAGTGCGTCACCGGATCGTAGTCCCACCTGGGTGCGCCGTTCGCTGCCGATGCGGTGGGGATGTAGGGTGATGCTGCGGAGCCGACCTCTAGCTGTGCGCCCCACGCAAATATCGTCTGTGCTGGCGTGGCGCTCTGGCCGGCGTCTCGCAGGTCGGTGCCTATCTCGAAATTCCATGCCGCTGCCGTGAGGGTAGCCGTGGTGAGGGTAAACCGCTGCCATGCAGTCGTCAGTGTTACCGCCGTGCGATAGTAAACGGAGGTATCCGCAGTGGTGAACAGATAAAGCCGCTCACCACCGACACTGCCTCTCAACCACACGCTGAATGTATATGCGGCAGAAGTTACGGTCGGGGCCTGCGCCAGAAGTGATCCTGCTCCGGCTGATACGGCCGGAAATACCGCCCTGGCCGCCGTGGTCGTGCCATCGGGTGCGACCACCTGATTGCCTGTCACAGTCGGCGCCGCAGCGATGTTGCCGAACTTTATCCACGCAGCATTCGACAGATCGCCACTCTGGAGTAGCAAATTCACCGCCGCCATCCGCAGCACACCGCTCGCATCGAAATACGTCGCGGGTCCGGCAGCGCGGGTGAACGTGATGCGCGGATCAAGCGTGCCTGGCGACATAAACGACAGATCGAGCGACGCACCGGGCGGCACGTTGCTGCCGCTGTAGCAGCGCTGGTGGTCAAAGCAGGCCGGCACGGTGGCGCCCTGCGTCAGCGGCTGCGCCGCGGCAGCGCCGACCCACCACGGCAGACTTGCTAAGAGAGCGCGTCGTCTCACTGGGTCACCGCCTTGATGATCCAATAGCCCAGCGCGCCAGGCTGACAGTTGCTGTGCGCCGCATTGCCGCCCTGCCAGTCGGCGTAGAACGCGTGCGTGTGCGTGCCGCCTGGGTCGGTGTAGTTGCCTACCTCAGTCGCGATTTGCGTTCCCGGGCCGCCGGCGATGTACCACCCCGGCGACTGAATCGCCGGCGCATTGAAGGTATGCGAGTGCCAGCCATCGGGCTCGGTCGTGCCGGTATGTTGGTGCGCCGGCATCTGCGCGACCGTCAGAGCGACGATGGCAGCGCCGCCGGTGCCACCGATCCGATCCGACCCGTATTGGCCCTGCAATCTGCCGGTGCCCTCGTCCATGCCAACCAAAACGCAGCCGCGCAGATCAGGCAGCGCGAAATTGTTGACGCCGTCGCCGCCCCAGCCGTTGCTGATCACCCCGAACAATTGCGGATAGCTGGCGACGGGATAGAGGGTGCCGTCGCAGATCAGGAAGCCCGGCGGGAAACTCAAATTGGTCGGCCACCATTTGACCGTGCCGACCGCCTCCTGCACCGCCGGCTTGTTTTCCAGTGCCGCGCAACGCGCCTCGAGCGCCGCGATTCGCGCATCGTGCGCGGACGCATTGGCATCGATCAGATCGGCGTCCGCGTTTTCCTTGTTACCCCAGGTGTCATTGCTGCCGCCGATCGCCGGCTTGGTCAGCCCGAGGAACGGGGTCGTTGAGTCGCTCACGTTGCGCGCACCATCATCACGCTGCCATTGCGATATACCCCATTGGGCGGCACGCCGGCGGCGGCTGCGGCGGCGTCGTTGGCGGCATTGATCGGCAGCGCGCCAAGCGTCGGCGCAACCGCGAGCGTCACCACGCCGGTCGCGCGATTGATCGAAAACGGCGCGCCCAGCAATGTTGTGCCGTTGTCGCTCACATTGAGGATCGAGAAGTTTGTCCCGGTATTGCTGCCACTCTCCGCCACGTTGTCGGTTCCGACGAACCAACGCGGGTGAGCCTGGGTTTCAAATATGATATTCCGGTTGGAGCCTGCGGCCCCGCTCAGAGCCACCACTCCCGGCTTGCCGGAATTGCCGCCGACCGTCCAGACACCGCCCACAGCATTCGCCAGCAGGGTATCGGATGCAGTGTTGATCGCGATCGGCACTGTGCCGCACCAGTTGTTGGTGAACACGCACCCCGGTCCAGCCGATCCATAGATCGAAGCCCCCATCGTGTGCGTGGGCTGGGTGTCGTAAATATAGTTGCTGTTCACGAATACATTGCTGGCGCTGGCAAGCGCCACGCCGGCACTGCTCGTAGTACCCTGGCCGATGTTGTAAATCTGGTTGCCGAGGACGGCGACATAGCTGGCATTGGCGCCAACGTAGACACCAAAGAACTGCGTCGCGCCGCCGGGGGCACCGTTGGCGGAACTCTGATTGCCGACGACAGTGACATGGGCACACCGGTCGAGACATATATCCGCAATGGCGTTGATCGCGGCGCCACCGCCGATGCAGTTGTTGTAAGAACGGTTGTTTGAAATCACGATGCCGGTCTGAGGGTTACCGGCAGGACTGATACAAGCGATGCCGGAACCGGCGCAGCCGTGGATGATATTGTCGGCGATGACGATGTTGCTGCACGCCGCGGGCTGTGCGCTGTCACTGAGCACGCCGATGCCTGGCGGCGGTGTGCCAGTGTTCGCGCCGGCGTTCCGCACGGTGTTGCCGATGGCACCGCTATTGGTCACGCCGCCATAGAAGCAGAACGCGTAATCGGCCATGTCCGTGCCGTCGATCACGCTGTTGGTCAGCCAGCAGTCGCTGGACCCTTGGGCGAACTCGTTGGCATTGCCGCCGCCAAGCATGATGACGCTATCAACGAAAACCTTGGTGGATGATCCGACGACGTTGAGGTTCCAGTTGTATGCATTCTGCAGCGTAATCCCCGAGACCTTGACGTTGTTGGCGCCGTAGACGGACAGCCCCGCCATGCCGCCGGGGTGGGTCGCTTGCGCAGCCTTGTTGCCGTCGATAATGCCGCTGCCACGAATGGTCACGCTGCTCGCGTTGTTGACGGCGACGACAGCAGCAGGAGAGTCCGGCTGCAGCAGGATCGTGCCATACAGCAGTAGGTCGGCGCCGCTCGGCAGCGTCAGCCCCGAGACCATGTAGGCGTTGCCGGCATTGGGTACGAGCACGATGGCCTTGCCGGCGTAGGCGTTCAGGATGTTCTGGATCGCCGCGGTGTCATCGGTGGTGCCATCGCCTTTGGCACCATGGTGCAGAACATTCACGACGTTGGTCATATCAGCGGCGACCTGGTCGAGGACGTCCCAATTCCCGTTGGTAAGATCGCCCCAGATGTCAACGTCGCCGTCGACCGTCGGCTTTATCAATCCAAGGTTCGGCGTCGCGACGCCATACGGTGTGACGGCCTCGCTCATGGGAACATCGCTCCGGCGCTGTTCGGTGTGGCCGTCCAGCTCGCCGGCAGGCCGACCGTAAACCAGGGCATGCACGCCGGCACGGTGACCTTGGCCCAGAGCGTTTCGCCGGAAAGCTGCACCACGGTCGGCTGGTCGATCACATGGAACCCGACGCGGATAACCGCGCCGGCGACGCGGATCTGCGTGAAAACCCCGATCGGCGCAATGAGGCTGAAGCCCCCGCGGCTGTATTTGCCTTTGCCGTATGGTCCCATGCCATAGAAGCTGCCGGACATTGGGCTACCGCCTCAGAACGTCAGCGCCGATCGGCGCCACCAGACCCTGCACTGTCATCGAGGCAGCCGACGGCATAGCCGAGAAACCCACGACAAGGTTGCCGGCCGGAATGCGAAACACGTCGCCCACGCCGATCACCTTGGGCTGCAGGGTGACGCCATCGGCCGGGTCGACCAGCATGGCGCTGCCGAGGAAATCGCCGGCCGGCGCATCGAACAAGCCGCCGGCAACGATGGTGCCCCAATCGGCTTGCGCCGCCGCCCACTGCACGGCGTTGGGATTGTTGATGAGGGGTGGATTGCCGGCCGGCACGCTAAACGCCACGGGCATGCGGACATAGGCGCCGCCCGACACCTCCGTGCCGCCGCCGGTGGAATCCGGCGGCGCGGTGTAGAGCGCGATGTAGATCGCCGTGGGCGGCGGATAGTTGGTGCCGGCGAACACATGGTTGAGCAGCGCGGTTTCCAGCGCGAGGGAGAATGTGCCGCTCACGCCGCCGGCCTGAAGCGCTGCACCAGACGGCCACCCTGACTGCGCGCGCGCTCGTGCTCGATATTCGCCGCGGTGACCGCGGTCTGGAACTTGTCGGACCACAATTTGACGCGGCCATCGTCGCGGATGAACGGCGCCGATTCGAGCAGTGCGCCGAAAATGTAGACCGCCGGATAGGTCAGCAGCACGTTGTTGGTGTCGGTGTCGGCCATGCCGAGATTGAGCCGCTGGTAGTAGGCCATCTCGCACAGCGGATAGGTTTGGATCTGGCCCGGCGGCAGGTTCGGATCGGGGATCGGGAACGGCGAGAATTCGATCTCGCCGCCGATGATGTTGTAATTCCGCGGCAGCCCGCCATTCCACGGATAGGCCGGCGGCGTGAGCTGCGGGGTATAATCGGGCGGCAGCTGTGTGCCGCCCTGCCAGCCATTGCCGGGCGACGCATTGACCTGTTCGTAGAGCGCCATCGCCAGGTCGGCCCGCGCCATGTAGTTGAGCGGCGGCCCACCGACGATGCGTGCATCGAGCATTTCCAGATAGTCGCAGGGCAGTGTCATGTATTGCCCCTCGACCGACTGGGTGGCGCGCACCACCATGCAGCGCGCCCGCAGCGAATCGTTGAGCCCCTGCTCGGCCAGCGCGATGAACCCGGCCACCGCGTCGAAGGTGTCGGACGCCGGCGTGCGAAACACGGTGCGGTGCAGCCACGCCATAATCGCCTGATTGAGCTGCGCTCGGTTCATGCCAACCGCCTTCCGTTGTCGGTTCTGAGATAGCGGAGATCGGGGTCGGACAGCGCGCGCAGGAACGCGCGCTCGTCGACCACGCGCCCCCGTCGGTCGACAATGCCCCAGCGCTTGAACCAGTCCATGAGCACGACCGGGATCGAGGCGATCTTGCGGGCACCGAGCGCGTTGGCTTGCATCGCGGGCCGGAAAGCATTCGCCTCGCGCCGGTTCTGCGCGAGGATCGCGCGGCAATCCTGCTCGCGCCGGATCACCGCGTTTGGTCCCCAGTCGGCGTCAGACAGCAATGTCGATCTGACGCCGAGGTGGTTCATTTCATCGAGCCAGATGACCGACACTAGCTGAGATCCATGACCATGCCGTGCGCCTTTGGCGCGGTGACGCGCAGGGTGCCTTCGAAGATCATCGCACCGTCGGCGGCATCGCCCACTTTGGCGTATTCTTCCAAAATCATGTCGCGACCTGGCAGCGGCGCCAGCTCGATGTAGTCGGGGTCGACCAGCTCGATCACGCCGCCTGGCATAAAGATGTCGGGCGCCAATTGGATGCGGCCAAAGTCGGAGAGATAGACGTCGACCGCGCCGACCAGGGTGACCGGCGCCGGGCTGGTCGCCTGCACGATGTTCTGCGAGGCGATGACGTTGCCCGAGCCGCCTTGCGAGAGTGACGAGAATTCGCGCTTGAGCGCCGGCGAGAGCAGGCCGAGGTTCGGATGGCCGCCGGCGGTGTAGGCCTGTTGCATCGCATCGCCGACCAAGGACAGGGTCAGCGGTCGCGCGGTGCCGGACACCGGCGCCGCAGTGCCGTCGTCAACCGCGACGAGGTTGCCGCCGGTGCCGGCGCTGCCGTTGGTGATCCAGCACTGAAAGCCCGACATGCGCCGCACGCCAGGTGCTGCCGGCGACTGCTTCACCGTGTTGCGGGTGATGCAGTATTCGAGGTCGCGCTTGAGCTCCTTCGCTTTGAGCAGCGTCTGCCGATCGAATTCGTCGCCGCCCACCGTGTTCGACACGCGGAAGGTGTTCGACACGGTGACGCTGCGCACCATAATCTGACAGATGTTGTTCTTGCGCGCCGTGCCGGTGAGCGGCATGGCGGCGTAGCGGAACCCCTCGGGCTGCGCATTGTCCGCAGCGGCTTGCAGGTTTTGCACCAACCATTCCGTCATCGGCTGGTCGGCCTCTTTGTTGCCGGCCGCGGACACCAGCGGAGTCTCGTACGGGTCGATATCGTAAATAATATCCGCCAGATCCTCGCGGACATTCGCGGCGCCGGTTGCCGGCGTGTAGGTGGTGTTGGTGATGGGCGCAGCCATCGGAGGCACGGCCATGTGCATGTTCCCTGATTGGCTCCGCGCATGTGCGCG